CCGTCATCAGCGCATATTGTTAATGTTGCATCTGTGTATATTGCTGTAGCTTGCGCTAATGTTGGTCCGTCTAAATAGTATGGCATATCAATTAATTTTATTCTCTACATCCGCATTCCTGCGTAACTGTTATGTATACTCCACCTGTTACAACTGTTGGTGGCACTGATTGTAATCCGCATATTCCCCTACTCTGACCTTTAGGTATTGTAATTGAAGTACGGACATTATTACAATTAGTATAGTTTACTGTTGCTGTGCCCTCACCAACATTTTGAAGAGACCACTCGCGGCATGGGTCAGTACAAACATCACATTCGCAGCATACGAAATCAATATCAAGCGGGTTTTCTGAGTAACATAAATCAAGCTCATATACACTACGAAGGTCCCAAATAAGATACAAGTAGTCACCTGAAGCTCCTGCCGGAACGTCAGCATAGTAGTATATACCACCGCCTGATGTACCACCTACCGATGCGGCTACAACTAAGTTGTTGATGTCAATGGTGTTGTTATTGTATAAAGTATTTGTGCGTAGGTATCTAAATTTATTCTGAGAAGGGTCAAAGTCAAAGTTTGTAGGGAAGAACTTATTTGTAGCAATCCTTACAGTACTACCATTTGTTGGTATGTTTGCCGCTCCTTGAAGTCCCGTAGTGATGTTAAATCTTGAAACCACAGGGTTTACGCCTGATGTAAATGTCACAGGTGTGTTCTGAAGAGACCCAACAAAAGCCCCGTCAGTATATCTCCATTGAGTAAATATACTTTGCCCTGTCTTTGAATCTTCCGTTAATACAACCTCAACAACCTTAAGGGTATTTGCAATAGGACAATTTACCGTAATCTCTATTGCGATAGGTCCTGTAGAGCTGATTTGGATTTCAATAGTGTCAACAGAGTTACTGTCTTTATCTATTACCAAAGTGCCATCAACCGTGGTTGGTCCTGTAGTATATGGTGTACCATTAAATTCAGCAGAAACCTCAAATGTATCAACTAATGGGTTGATATTTATTATGTTATAATCAATAACAACATCACCTACAAGCTGTCCCACATTTACGCAGTACTCTATAATTCTTTCTTCTCCTGAGAGAATAAACTCCTGAGTCGTTCCACATGAGATACACTCATCTACAGTAGGTACTTTTATATTATTGGAGCTAAGTACATACTCTTTTGAGTATGGGTCATATGCCCCTAACTTCTGTGTGTCAAAGTCAGTAATAAACAAATCTCTAAACCAAGTTGACATGCCTGCATCTGAAATGACTTGCAATTGGCTTAATCCTGTCTCTGAGTCTTTAAGGTTAATCACTGCTCCGCGCTTAACATCAGTAAAGTATCTATCTTCACCCCATTGGATGTAACTCTCAGGGTTAAATGAGATACCATACTTCTCTACGCGAGCAACTTGAGTTCCTAATACCTCAGGTACTGATGTCAATGCACCGCCACCACCTGCATCAGATAGCAAGTTTTTATCAGCAAGCACGTATGAGATTTTGTCCTCTTGCAATACAAGCACGTCAGTCTGACGGGCATCCATAATAAAGATAGGGCCAAAAGAGCGCTCTAGCTGCTTAAAGTTTAATAAGCCAAGGTTGAATTCATTCAACTTGTTTACGTTGCTCTCATTGTTGTATATACCACTGTATGTGATGTCAGCGTATCTTCTTACTTCTCTGTAATCTTCAGCTGAGATTGAAGTAACTCGGTTACCAAGTGTAATGAAATTACCAATGATTGAGTCACGAATTTTATAGCTTTCAGCGCCATTACCAAATGCGTAGCAGTTAAAGAAACCTGTGTCAATGACCGCAGGTATACCTAGCGAAAAGTTTTGGTTTAATACATTTCCCTTATGCTGACCAAATGAGTCAATTTCAAATGATAAATCATTTTCAAAAAATACATCAGGCAAAGTATTAGATGGCTCAGTCTCAAATATAAATGTGCTTTCAGCTCTATATATTTCAAATATTGCCTCAACACTTGAGTTTTTTGATCCACAAGCTTCTGTACCATTAATTGCTAAACCTAAAAAGTTTGATGGAGCGTCTCTGTAAAATTGGTAGTAATTTATACACTCATTAGTTGGTAGTCCAGCAGGTGAAGAAGCAAGAGATGGTATGAATGTATTTTGAATAGCACAAGCTGATGTATTGCTTAAGTAGGCAACGCCATCGTCTAGCACACTAGCCACATTATCACCAATAAACCAATTATACATATTAGTGTAATTGTTTTGTGATACCATCTGTTTTTCTAGCGTATAAATCCTAGTCTCACAGGTATTACCACCGCCACCTTCTTTTCCTCTTTTGAATTTTATTGTGAACTTAATTATTGTACCTTGAGGTATGTCGTAATCTACATAAATCCCGGGGTTGGCAGGATCCTCTAAGTTCATTGGATATATCAACTTAGGGAATTGACCACTGTTATTTACTTCAACAAATTTATTTCCTTCAGTAATGAAAGCATTCTCAGTAAACTGAGCATTAAAGTCATTTGGCTTTATCTTCATATAAACACCTGCAGGTATTGGAAGATTTGTAGATGGCACTGAAGGACTAGGTATGGTTATAAAGTCAGCAGGCTGCGATTCTTTCTCCAATACAGTAGCATAAGCACAATTGTCAACGGCTCCTGAGCTATCTCTTTTTACAATCAATCTACTTCCAACCTCAACCTTTCTAGTGTTCTCTCCTTCAAGTAGAAAATACGCATTTGACGTATCAGGATCAACAAAGAATAAATTGCTGTAAATAGTCTCATATGTATCCCTGTCTGCTTTAATAACGAGCTTATACCTAGTTGCCCAATATGGTGCAATTTGAAAGTCAGGAATTGTTACAAATATTCTATTCTTGGTATCTGAGTTTGCGCATGGTACATGCTCAGTATTGTACTGACTTACCAATGCTGTTGTAGAACGATTAAAGTCATCCATGTATACAATACCAATCTCATAGTCGCGGTTGCTATGTAAGCTTTGATTTTGAGATATTGTCTGAAACACAGCTTCAGCTGAGTTTATTTTCATATACTCATATGCGGTATATGTTGGTGATACCAAGTTATTTACATATGCAACAGCAGGGAATTGGAATGATATTATATCACTACCAAATGTATTTGTTGCTGATACCAATAAGTTTGCACTGTTTATACCACTCGTGTATTTGATATACGTATCTAAGTTCTGAGACATAGCACAGTTAAACACGTCAGAAAGAGTTACCCCTAAACAAGCATTTGGCATTGTCTGAATATTTGCCAAGGTTCCAATAGCATCTTGAAATGACGTATCAGATACCATGTCAAATACCGTAGCAAAATCATTTGGCAAATAGTACGTAAATGAAACCTCAACATTTGCATTTGTCTGAGTAGGCGCAGGTGTGCTTCCGCTAAATGAGAAATGCGAAAGAGAAAAATCAATGGTAATTGATGACCCCTCAGATAAATTTATCCCTGCTAAATCAACCTCAAGTAAACCATTTGATACTGTTACAGATCCATTGATGGTATAATTAGCATTTACAGTAGAATTGTCCAATAAGTTTAATCCAATTGCATCTGACTGCAATCTAGTGGTATACTCAAGTTTTACAGGATTTCCATTCTTATCAATAAGGTCATATCCCTCCAAGTAGTTACCGTACATTAGTCGGTTACCCATAATAGTCTGAGCTTTCGCTAATAACGGAACGTTATCATACAATCTAAGTATCTCAGACTCAGGAAGAACTGTAAATATCTTGCTATTTGTGAAGCTATATGTATAGTCAGTATCATCTGACAATCCAAGTGTGAACTTATTTAACTTCTCAATCACTCTAATGACATTACTCTCCATTTCTTTGAAGAGAAGATCAACACCAACTACCAACGGGCCGCCTGTATTATAAGTGACAATAACGCTGTTAAATGAATTAACCATGCCATTGTTTAGGTAGCTGTCATCACTAAAGTCAAAGTTCTCAGGAATAAATGCAGGCTCGCTAAATTGAGATATTGCAGAGTACTGATTGTCTGCATATCGGTATCGATAAGCAAAGCAAATAAATCGTTCTGTTAAGAAATTTTCTTGACCCGGTACATTTGTCAATTGAATGTCAGGAGATGCAACAGGTGGTTTTTTAATAACCTGAAGTCTTTCCTTTAATACATCAGGAAATGATGCCGCAAGAGATGTTACATAGTAGTCAATATTTCCTACGGATGGATTTGGATAGTTCTCCTTTACATTTATAAATCTAGGAGGATTGTAGTCATCCGTCCAAAATAATAGGTCGTCAATTTTATTAATCCCTGTGATGACATATTTATCATTAAAGTTTAGAGTGGTATTTAAACCACCCCCATCGTCAATACTGATGACGTTATACGTAAGTATGCTTGTGAGCACATTGTACGATACAATAAGGTCGAGCTTACCTGTAGCTCCAACAGGAAAATTTGAGTCGTGTACAAACCAATATATGGTCTCATTAGCACCATCCTCAAATGCACCAATTGTGCGAGCCTCATCGCTAAGAGGGGTGCCATCAATGTAAATCAAATTGGTAAACTTTACATTACCTTTTGTATTCTCAATTGCACCAATGCTCTTCTGCTCAGTAGACCCCATGCGCACGTTAAGCGCGTCAATATATTGGCCATCGGGTATAAGTCGTTCATCAACGACCTTATTCATTACACCCTTGTTGAAATTTCTAGTAAGTTCTGCCATATTACTTTACCCATTTGTTCTGACCACGAAGGTTCATTAGCAATCTGCCCGGGTGAATATTACTGATTCTAATCTTGGCATTGCGTAAAAGAGACGTCTTTTCTTTGCGCGCGCGCATCACAACATACTCTTGAACACCAAGCTTTGAGTTGAGTATCTCGTACATAATGTACGCATACACATACTTCTCAAATAGCTTATTTACAGTAACTAAGCTGTCATCACCATTCTCCATACCATCAGATACGTACTCAAGGATGACAGATTCACCTGACATATGTGAGCTAAAGTTAATAACTCCTGATCTCTTATCAATGGTAAATGTTGGATTTGCGTTAGCAGTTTCAGTATTTAAACCATATCTTGCGCCAATGCTTCTTTCAAAGAACCACATCCCATCATAATTCCAACCCTCCTGACCATCAAACTGATTCCCGGGATTTAGGTATATACTCTTTTGAGTGCCTTTTATGCGATCAAAATCAAGCTCAGAGAACTGTGGCTCAAGTGCATTTCCGTCTTGATCAAATAAAATCCTGCAATCATTATCCTGTAGGTAAGCCTTGGCTGACTGAACTTGAATGTTTTCAGTCATTGGTCTAATATAGCCATCCTTATATAATGAGATACGAACCCAATTGACGTAGTCTGAAGGCAGAACAAAGCGCAGTTGGTCACAGATGGTCAACTGAAGAACTTTAATCTCTTTAAACGCGTCATAATTGAGTTCTTGAATTGCACGTTTTGCGTGAAATAAAATCTTGTAACGCTCCTCGTTGTTAACCAATGAGTGGTTTCCTGTGTACATCAATATGAAATTGTTGACAATTTGATGTAAGCTTACATACTGATAAGACCCCCAATTGGCGTCCTCAGGCGCATTACCGCCATTTTCGTAATACTGATACTGTGAAATATATGCCATGGTCTATTATTGTTGTATGCTAAATGCAGGATTCTCAGACTGCTCTTGCTGAATACCATATTGCGCAACTTGAATCTCTCTAATTGACATGCCGCAGTATTGAAGTATCTTCATTACAGTTTTGTACTCATCCTCTAACGGAAGCTCAAAGTCTTGATAATCAGGCTGCGATTGGTCAAATGCAGGCTCACCGTTAGGTAAGTTAATGTATGTCCACTTAGGATCTAAAGGCAATCTAAAGTATGAGCACTTTAATGATGATACACCGTTAATGGTATCAGGATAAACTGTAATTATATCTCCGTCAATAGTGTATGCAGGATACTTTGTTGTTGGAGCTGTAAGCATTGAGTCCAACAAATTATAAATACGCGCATTAGCTACCTTCTCAGCATCACCCAATCTTGTTGCGCCAGTAGGGTCAAAACAAGTCAGTCGACTAATCATATAGAAGTTGTAGCCTGTTGTAATAGGCGATGGCACATAATACTGATTGGTTGAAGCTGTA